GCGACACCGTTGACACATTTAAAAACTGAAGGTGCTTGTATTACACCAAATGGTGCTATGTTTAAAACAGATAGTCCAGGGTTTCTACCTAGACTTATGGAAAGTATGTACAATGATCGGGTTAAATTTAAAACACTAGCCTTTCAAGCAAAGAAAGAATATCAAAAGACAAAAGACCCTGCGACTGCTAGAGAAATATCTCGTTGTCATAATATACAATGGGCAAAGAAGATTGCTCTTAACTCAGCTTATGGTGCGATTGGTAATCAATACTTTAGATACTATGATGTAAGACAAGCAACTGCCATTACATCATCTGGTCAATTTGTAATTAGATTTATTGAAAAGAATGTAAATGAATATATGAATAAGATATTAAAGACACATGATAAGGTTGATTATATCGTTGCGTCAGATACAGATTCAATTTATCTTACATTAGACAAATTGGTACAAGCAACGTGTAAAGATAAATCAAAAGCTGATACATTAAAGTTTTTAAACAAAGTTGTTAATAGTAGAATAGAACCTTTTATAGATAAGTGTTTTAATGATCTTGCGGAATATACAAATGCCATTAAACAAAAAATGGTTATGAAAAGAGAAGTAATAGCTGACAAAGGTATATGGACTGCGAAAAAAAGATATATGTTAAATGTATTAGACGAAGAAGGTATTACTTTTGATGAACCTAAACTAAAGATTATGGGTATTGAAGCTGTGAAGTCATCTACACCAGAAGTTTGTAGAGGAAAGATTAAAGAAGCTATCAAACTTATAATGACTAAAGGTGAAGATGAACTACAAGCATTTGTTGCCGAATTTAAAAAAGAGTTTTATCAAATGACAGCTGAACAAATATCTTTTCCTAGGTCTTGTAATAATTTAAAAAAATACAAACATAGTAGTAATATATTCATTAAAGGTACACCTATTCATGTTAAAGGTGCTTTAATATATAATGAACAATTAAAAAGATTTAAGTTACATAGAAAGTATCCATTAATACAAGAAGGTGATAAGATTAAGTTTCTAAAACTAAAAGAAGCTAATCCATTTAAGTTTGATGTAATAAGTTATGTAACAAAACTACCTAGTGAATTTACATTACAAGAATATATTGATTATGATATTATGTTTCAAAAAACATTTTTAGACCCTATGAGTTTTATACTTAACTCTATTGGTTGGACATATGAAAAGACAGCTAGTCTGGAGGATTTCTTTGTCTAGTTTTTTTATAGGAGTGATCTGTGCACATTGGGGGTTTGCCACTGGTAATCTACTTGCGTTTAAAACAAATTGGTCTATACCTAGATTCTTACTAATAGTAATACTAATAAGATATTTTTTTTTAACTTATGGAATTTAATACAAACAAAAAACATGGAGTAATATATGCTGACCCACCGTGGTATTTTAAAACGTATAGTAACAAAGGAAAGGATAAAAGTCCTGAAAGACACTATCCTTGTATGTCTCTCTCTGACATTATTAGGTTACCTGTTGGTAATCTTGCTAAGGACGATGCAGTCCTTTTAATGTGGGTAGTTGATCCACTATTAGACCAGGCATTTAAAGTTATAGATGCCTGGGGTTTCAAGTATAAGACAGTAGGTTTTACTTGGGCGAAAACGAATCGAACTAAAATGGGTTTCTTCACAGGTCTAGGTTACTGGACTAGAGGTAATCCAGAAATGTGCTTATTGGCTACAAGGGGTAAACCTAAACGGCTAAATAAAAGTATACCACAATTAGTTGTGGACCAAAGACGAGAACATAGTAGAAAACCAGATATAGTATATGACCATATTGAGAAGATGTTACCAGGGCCTTATATTGAATTATTTGCTCGTAGAAAACGAGAAGGCTGGAATAGTTGGGGTAACGAGGTATGATTATACCCTTGACTCTTTCAATATTATGTGTTATAATGATCTATGGTTTTGTCGTATGGTTATTAATGAAATGGAACAATGAACAATTATAAAAGATATACTTTACAAGATACTTTAGATAGTGAAAAAAGAGCACTGTTTAATGTGTTATCAACTTTCGCTGGTGGTGGTGGTTCGTCAACTGGTTATAGATTAGCTGGTGCGAAGATACTTGCCGTTAATGAATTTGTTGAAGAAGCACAAAACACATATAGAGAAAACTATCCTGATACTGTTATCGTACCAGGTGATATAAAAAAATTAACAGGTACATATCTTATGGAACAAGCTGGTGTTAAAGTAGGTGAGTTAGATATATTAGATGGTTCTCCTCCTTGTTCAGCGTTCAGTATGGCTGGTTCTATATCACATGGTGGTGGTAATACACACGCAGATGCGTTTAATAAAACTAAACAATATTCAGATATAAAAGGCGTAGAGAATGTAGAAGATTTATTCTTTGAATTTTTAAGAGTGGCTAAAGATATAAAACCAAAAGTTATTATTGGTGAGAATGTTGAAGGTTTAACAATGGGTGAAGCCAAAGAGTATTTTCACAAGATACAAAATACATTTGAAGAAATAGGTTATCTTATAGTTGCTAATGTATTGGATTCAAGTTACTTTGGTGTACCACAATCTCGTAAAAGATGTTTCTTCATAGGTGTAAGAGAAGATGTTGCTGAGAAAGTTGGTATAAACTTTATGACCATGTATCAATTATATCCTGATAAGAATGATTTTAGAACTACACTTGGTGAAGCAATTAATGATGTAGTGAATGATGATAAAGAAGAACTAGATTATTTGTTTGATAAGATTAGTCCAGAAAAGGCTGTTGGTAAAACATTAATGAAAATGCCAAAGGATCCAGACAAAGTATTGACTGGTATGGATTACCATGACAAAGGTCATCACTTTAATTTAAAAAGATCAAGTTTAAGAAAACCTTGTCCAACAATTACTGCGATGGGTAATCTTGCTGGTGTTGCTGGTACTTGCCACCCACTAGAAGATAGAAAGTTTACTATAAAAGAATTAAAAAGAATTATGTCGTTACCTGAAGACTTTAAATTGACAGGTAAACATAAACAACAATCAGAACGGATAGGTCGTATGGTTCCACCGTTGATGATGAAGGCACTTGCTGAAAGTGTTTATAACAAAGTGTTAAAACCATATAAGGAGTTAAACAATGACTAAATTTACTTTTGCTACAAGTAAGGAAGGCTTTGATAATCACATAGACAAATCTGTTCGTGGTTATAGTCATTTATGGGGTGATATACTTAACCTATCAAAATATTTCGTAGAAGATTATACGCAAGTTGTTGATATGGGTTGTTCTTCAGGTAAACTTTTAAAAGGTATGATAGAACAAAACAATAAGAATATTCCTCACGCACAATACACAGGTATAGAAATAGAAGAAGATTTTTTTGGTGACTATTCACATGACGAAGAAAAGTATCATCAATTAAATTACTTTAGAGGTGATGTAAGAGAGTTTGATTTTCAAAACTGTTCTTTGGTTACTTCTATATTTACTTTACAATTTATGTCACCAAAAGATAGACAAGAAGTAATTAATAAAATTTACAATGGTCTTAATACTGGTGGTGCGTTTATCTTTTCAGAAAAAACTTTTAGTTGTAATCCAAGGGTACAAGATATGATGACCTTTATGTTTTATGATTATAAAAGACAACACTTTACTGATAAAGAAATACTTGACAAAGAAGTAACGCTAAGGCACATGATGAAACCAAATACAAAAACTGAATTGTATAAAATGGTACAAGATGCTGGCTTTGAAATACATACTTTTTGGCAGAACTTTAATTTTGTAGGTGTCATTGCTTTAAAGAAATAAATATTTCTATGGCAATACCAAAAACAAAATACGAAGAACTAAAAGAGTATTACGACTATCAACGAAAGATAGCTTATAACAAAGAGTTAATCTTTCATATGGCTGATAGATTTCAAAATAGAGTCTATAATGATTTTGGTATGGTGTCATTAGATAAGTTAAAAGAAATATTATGGACAAGAGTACAACCTGAAGACTATGAAGAGCCTAGAAAAGGTTATATACCTGAAGACCCTAATTTAAGAATTGAAGGTGAAGGTAAAGCATATTTACCAAAGTTATTTTATGACAAAGAAATGGATTTAGATGACGACTTTAAGGGTTGACATTTTAAGTAGAATGATATATAATAAGAACAATAATTTATGGAGGAATTGAAGTGAGTGATTTTTTAAAAGATATAATTAAAGAAACTGGTAATGAATATGCTGGTTTAGTAAGTGATGGTATTGACAGCGCTGATGTTACAAGTTTTATAGACACAGGCTCTTACTCATTTAACGCATTATTATCTGGTAGTATCTATGGTGGTATGCCAGGGAACAAGATTACAGCAATCGCAGGTGAAGCCGCAACAGGTAAAACATTTTTCGCACTAGGTATATGTAAAGCATTTTTAGATAAGGATCCTGAGGCAGGTATTATCTACTTTGAATCAGAAAGTGCTATCTCAAAAGAAATGATTGAGAGTAGAGGTATTGATTCCAAAAGAATGGTTATTGTACCAGTTGCCACAGTACAAGAATTTAGAAGTCAATCAATTAAAATATTAGACAAGTACATAGAACAATCAGAGAAGAATAGAAAACCTTTGATGTTTGTATTAGACAGTTTAGGTATGTTATCTACAACAAAAGAAATGGAAGATACTGCCGCTGGTAAAGAAACAAGAGATATGACTAGATCACAAATAGTCAAATCAACATTTAGAGTATTAACATTGAAACTTGGTAAAGCAAACATACCAATGATTATGACTAACCACACTTATGATGTCATAGGTTCAATGTTCCCTCAAAAAGAAATGGGTGGCGGTAGTGGTTTGAAATACGCTGCATCATCAATCATCTATCTTGGTAAACGAAAAGATAAAGAAGGTACCGAGGTTGTTGGAAACATTATACATTGTAAAAATTTTAAATCTAGGTTAACAAAAGAAAACGCACAAATAGATGTAAAACTTACTTACAAAAAAGGTTTAGACAAATATTATGGTCTTTTAGAACTCGGTGAAGAAGCTGGTATCTTTAAGAAAGTATCCACAAGATATGAAATGCCAGATGGGTCTAAAGTCTTTGGTAAGAACATCAACGATAATCCAGAGAAATATTTTACTAAAGAAGTGTTAGACAAAATAGATGAACAAGCAAAACGAAAATTCCAATACGGATCAGACGAAGACACCGAGTAAAAGATACGCTTTTGCTCAAAGACAAGGTGACGACTTTAGTTGTATAAAAATTATGGATGGCCAGTACGAAGGTATCATCTATAAGTACAACAATGTTAAGTTTTCTCAAACTGAAAACGAAGAAGGACAAATACCTTTAAAGTTTACTTATGATATTATGGCTAATCCTAATGAAGAAGATATAAAGTCAGATGATTTTAGAAATTACATTGGTGATATATTAGTTGAGTGTGTTGAAGAACAATTAAAAAATGGAAAGTTATTTATAGATGAATGATAGATTAGAAACCACAATATTAAATAATCTTTTCTACAATGAAGACTTTACTAGAAAAGCTATTCCGTTTCTTAAAGAACATTACTTTTCTAAAAGGGACGAAAAGATTTTATTTATTGAGATAGAAAAGTTTTTACACAAATATAATAATCTACCTACTAAAGAATCTATACTAATTGAACTTAACAATAGAAAAGATTTAAACGAAGAAGAATATAAGAATGTAAAAGATTTAGTCGCTGGTATATCAAATGAAGAAACAGATTTACAGTGGTTGTTAGATACAACAGAAAAGTTTTGTAAAGATAGAGCAGTACATAATGCTGTATTAGAAGGTATCAAAATATTAGATGGTAAAGATAAAACTAGAACACCAGAGGCGTTACCTAGTTTATTAGGCGATGCATTAGGTGTAAGTTTTGATAAACACGTTGGCCACGATTATATAGAAGACGCACAAGATAGATTTGATTGGTACCACACTAAAGAAAAAAGATACCCATTTGATTTATCATACTTCAATAGAATTACAA